CAGAAAGCGGCGGACGAATTCCATTTCACTATGCATGATGCGCCCGTCTGCACGGATAATGTACGAAGCCATCACGAGCATGGAGAAGAGGAAACTGTTCCGTTGCCCGGTATAGGTAGTGCCGTGCGTTGGTTCTTCTCCATAATAACTGCCTGCGTCACTTGAATCGGTGTCGAACAGTGAACCGAATACAAAACCTGCCAAGGCTCCCAGCGGTCCTCCGGCCATGAAGCCGATGATGCCGCCTATCCATTTAGCTGCTCCCATAATTTTTCTTGTTTAAAGTGCAAAAATAGAGATTTCTTACGAGAATTCCAGTAATTTGATGAGCTATTCCCGCTGAAGCGAATAGGCACCGTCTTCTTTTTGTACATATTCAGCATATTTATGGCAGCAAGTCTGTCATTAAGAAATACTATAAAAATTAAGGAGTTAAGTCTTAGACTTAACTCCTTAATGCTCAACAGTCGGGATGACAAGATTCGAACTTGCGACCACACGCCCCCCAGACTTCGCGAGAGATAAACTGATAACGGCTGATTATCAATTGTATATACTGTAGCTAACACTTGAAAAGGGACCCGGAACAACATTTAAAAAGTGCCCCACCCATGGGTATGTTTAACCGAACAAAATTGGTATATTCATAAAAACCAATGGCGTTCATAATATGTACCACATGGAAGAAAGAGATTCCATAATTCTCGCCTATAGGCGTGACGGATTGAGCATCCGTGAGATCGCCCGTCGTAACGGCATGAGCCGCAAGACTGTACGCAAGTATCTCCGGGCTTTCGAACAAGCGGTCGGTGACAACCCCGATGCGGAAGCAATGGACACGTACCTGCAGCAGCCGGTGCGCTATGACAGCAGCAAACGTGTCCGCAGAGTGATGAACCAGCAGGTGATGGAGGCGATAGACGGCTTCATGGCCCGCAACCGGTCTAATGCCGCGGCCGGATTGCGCAAGCAGCAGATGCGCAAGATTGACATGTGGCGCCGGTTGCGCGATCAAGGCATAGAGATTGCCTATTCGACGGTATGCCAGTATGTCCGTGCATTGGAAGTGGCGGTGTCCGCTCCAGCCAAGTCCCCGGCGGCGTTCATCCGCCAGGAGTATGAACCGGGGTTCCGGTGCGAGTTTGACTGGGGCGTGCTGACACTTTGGATTGCCGGTGTCAAGACGAAGCTGCACATGGCCGTGTTCACGATGAACCATAGCAACCTGCGGCGGGCATACCTGTTCTCCCGCGAGGACACGTTGGCCCTGATGGAAGCACACCGCAACTGCTTCCGTGCTTTGGGGGGCACGCCGCAAGTAATGGCCTACGATAACATGCGGGTGGCCGTCAAGAAGTTCCTTGGACAGGAGCGCGAACATACCGATGCCCTGCGCCGCATGGAACTCCACTATTGTTTCACCCCTCATTTCTGTAATCCGCGTTCGGGATGGGAGAAAGGTAAGGTGGAGCGTTCGGTGGAACATATCCGCCGGCGGGCTTTCGCCTATGATGTCCGTTTCGGTTCGCTGGAGCAGGCGCAGTGTCATCTTGACAAGGTCTGTGACAGGCTCAACGGGGAGGCTTCCAACATGTCTGCGCAAGAGAAGAAGGAGCGCGTACAGGCCGATATTGCGGCTTTGCGGCCGCTTGACCACGGTGACATGGGCTGCTTTGAGCAGCGGCATGCCCGTGTCGGGAAGTATTCCACCATTACCGTCGATGGTGTGCATTACTCTGTGCCTGACCGGCTTGTCGGTCGGGAGGTACCCATAAAGATGTATTCCGAGCGTATTGTCGTGCTTGACGGTCGCGACAAGGTAGCCACGCATGTACGCTCCCGGCGTCTCGGTGACTGGTGTATCGACCTGATGCACTATCTGGGCACGTTCCTTCGCAAGCCTGCGGCGTTGGGACGATCCACGGCCATGCGACAGGTACACCCGGACGTGGCGGCACTGTTTCGCAAACATTTTACGGATTCTCCCAGATCGTTTGTCGAACTGCTCGTGTTTACCCGTGACAACCAGCGCACTTATGCCGACATACTGGCTGCGGCAGACCGTCTGTCCTCCCGGGGACTCAAACGCCTGTCTTCCGAACAATTGAGCGCCGAGATGCTGGCCAGTGACGGCAATGGAACCGCAAACGTCCGTCAAGACGCGGCCACCCTGACCCCGTCCGATCCACAACAGACCGCCATTGAAGAATCGGCCTCACAGACATTGGACACACTTTCGGCGATGATCGGATGTGGCGCCACACAACAACCTGTAAACAAAGTTACCGTCTAACAACATAAAAATTGCATAGCAATGGAACAAAACGAAAATCAAGACTCCATACGCGAACGGATACGTGCGTATGCCTTCGACCTCAAACTCCCTCTGGTACGACGCGACATCGACCTGCTTATACAGCAAGGACTTGATGAACGATGGAACCTGTGGATGTTCACGGCCGAACTCCTGCGTCAGGAAAAAGAAAACCGCTCGGAGAACCAGCGTCGGCATCGCATCAAAAATGCCGCGTTCCCACAGTTGCGATACCTCAACGAAATAGACACGGACGCGCTTCCGCCAGAAGCGCGGAAGGCCTTGCCAAACCTTGAGACACTTGATTTCATCAAGGAAGGGCGCAACCTTATACTATACGGGAATCCCGGTACCGGAAAGACCCATCTGGCTACAGCCTTGGGGATTGCGGCCTGTAACGCGGGATACTCCGTACTGTTCACTTCCGTGCCCAGACTGCTTACGCAGATAAGGGAATGCCGGAACGCAATGACACTAAGGGCACTCGAGAACAAGTTCGAACGATACGACATGGTCATCTGCGACGAGTTCGGATACGTTTCTTGTGACAAGGCGGGAGCGGAGATGTTGTTCAACCATCTGTCACTCAGAACTGACAAGAAAACAACCGTCATTACAACAAATCTCGCATTCAACAGATGGGACGAGATTATTGCAGACAAAGTACTAGTTACAGCAATGGTAGACAGGCTAACGCACAAGGCGATTCTACTGAACATGACGGGAAAATCGTACAGAATGAAAGAAACACAAGATATGATAAATAAACAAATTTAATTAACTTTGCAAAACCTATCGGGTGGTACACGTTTCAAATGCTACCCGGGTCCCTTTTCAAGTGTTAGCTACATTCCGGGGTATCAAGACTTCTTCCGGGAACCAGACAGCAAAACTGAAATCCATTCAAGGCATTACGACTTTCGTCTGCGATGAAGCGGAAGAGTGGACAAGCGAAGATGAGTTCGACAAGATAATGCTCTCCATCCGTAAGAAAGGGATTCAGAACCGGATTATCATCATTATGAATCCTTGCGATTCCAATCACTTCATCTACAAGAAATACATTGAGAAAACTCACAAGCTGGTAGAGATTGATGGTGTGCAGGTTCAGATTTCCACTCATCCGAATGTGCTCCACATTCATACGACTTACTTTGATAATTTGGAGAATCTTTCACCGGAGTTTCTAAAAGAGGTGGAGGATATAAAGGTGAGTAATCCTGAAAAGTATGGTCATGTGGTTATCGGCCGGTGGGCTGACGTTGCAGAAGGTGCTGTGTTCAAGAAGTGGGGAATTGTGAAAGAGTTCCCGCAGGAATGCAAAAAGGTAGGAATAGGGCAGGACTTCGGCTTTACTAATGATCCTTCCGCTGCTGTAAGATGTGGCATTATTGATAACCGTTTGTATGTTGATGAACTTTTCTATGAAACGGATATGCTTTCGTCGGCTATTGCCAATAGGTTAAAGCCTTTCTCTATGAAAGTTTTTGCCGATTCGCAAGACCCTCGATTGATTCAAGAGATAAAGAACAGAGGCGTGAATATCTATCCGGTAGATAAGTTTCCCGGCTCCATCAAAGCGGGTATTGATAAGATTAAAGACATGGAGTTCTTTGTAACAGAACGCTCTTACAATATTATTACTGAACTTCGGAAATATGTTTGGGATAAAGATAAGGATGGAAACTACATCAATGAGCCAGTAGATGAATATAATCATTTGATGGATGCCATTAGATATTATGTATTGGGTTGTTTGCTTGGACGCATTTTGAAGCCGAAAGATTTAACTGGAATATTCACACACTAAAAATATAAGCTATGCCATTGAATTTAGAAGAAATATTAGCATTGCCCGATATCGGGCAGAAGATAAACTACCTGAAGAAAGGTAGGAAGACTGAACTTCCCGACTGTTGTAAACTTTGGGACGATTGGAATCCGGAACGCCATGAAATTATGGTTGACAAAAAGAAGTATCCGGACAGAAAGGTTCTTGAAAAAGAAGCTGAGAAACACTTCGATGAAAAAACTGGTAAGACTTATGAAATCGAAGCAAAGTATAAGACTGAACCGGTGAACCGTATTTCCATTCCATTGGAACAGGATATAGTGAATATTCAAACTGCTTTCACGGTCGGCACAGAACCGTCTATGGATTGCACTCCGACTGATGATGATGAAAAGAAGCTGCTGGATGCGGTAAAGGCTGTATTTAAATCCAACAAAATCAAATACCAAAACAAGAAGATTGTCCGTGCCTGGCTCTCCGAACAAGAAGCGGCAGAATATTGGTATGTTACCGATGATGATTCGTTTTGGGCAAAGTTTTGGAAGAAAGTTAAGACTACGTTCGGTGGCAAGGTCAAGCCCACCAAGAAACTGAAAAGCGTGTTATGGTCTCCATTCAGAGGTGATAAACTATACCCGTTCTTTAACGATGAAGGTAAAATGATTGCTTTCTCACGTGAGTACAAGAAGAAGCTCATGGATGATTCGGAGATAACTTGCTTTATGACTATCACTGATAAGATGGTCTATCAGTGGGATTTATCTAAAGGGTATGAAGAAAGAACGCCTTTTACTCATGGATTCCCCAAATTACCGGTTCTCTATGCCTACCGTCCTGAACCTTATTGCAAAAAGATAAAGACTTTTCGGGTTCGGTTGGAGAAATTATTATCCAATTATGCAGATTGCATCGATTATCATTTCTTCCCTTTATTGAAACTTATCGGTGACGTGGAGGGTTTCATGGGTAAGGTTAAGGATAGAATGGTCAAACTTACAGGTGAAGGTGCGGATGCCCAGTATCTGACGTGGAACCAAGTTCCGGATACGGTACGTTTTGAAGCAGAAACACTCACCAATATGGCTTATGATATGTCAAACACTCCAAGAATATCCTTTGAGACGTTGAAGGGGGTAGGCAAAGCATCAGGAACCGCTTTCCGCTTTATGTTCATGGGTGCACACATGGCGGTAGAAAATCACGGTGAGGTTATCGGCGAGTTTTTACAGCGGAGAGTAAATTTCATTGTTTCCGCTTTAGGCTCTATCAATCCAACCGAGTTTAGCAAGGCATCGCAAACCATTGACATAGAAACAGAACTGGTTCCATATATGATTGATGATTTGAATGATAAGGTGACTACTGCCGTTTCCGCTGTCAGTGGTGGCATCTGGTCAACGCGTGAGGGAATCATGTTTGCCGGGAATGCTGATAGGGTAGAAGAGGAGCTTGCAGAAATCAAGGAGGAGCAAGCGGCAAAGAATGAGCAAATCGGAAATAAGGGACAGAAAAATGCCTCTTAGTCAGAAAAATTATAGGGATTATAATTTTAGTACAAGAAAAATAGAATATTTTGCGGCAACATCAAAGAATTGCCGCTAATTTTTTGCTTGAATAGTTGTAGGTAATTAAATAATTACCTATATTTGTAGGGTAATCAATAGAGAAAGGTATGCCAACGATATTTATTTTATTTGGTTTTCGTTTTATGTTTTACGCTAATGACCATGAGCCTATACATGTTCATGTAATCAAAGGGGATGTAAGTGCTAAATTCACTTTATTTCCAGTTACATTAATCAAAAATAATGGCTTGAAGTCATCTGAACTGAAACTTGTAGAATCAGTTATAGAAGAAAATCAAGAAGTAATAGCAGAGCATTGGAATAAATTTTTTAATAAATCAAAATAAGTGGTTATGGAAAATATCATAGTTGAAAAGGTATGGTTGACTGATACGGAGGTATGGATACGTACCACTGACGGGAAGGAGGCATGTGAGAAGTTTTCAGATTTCCAAAGGCTGAAATGGGCTACTCCTGCGCAGCGCGCAAATTTCACAACGAGCCATGACGGAATACATTGGAAAGAGCTTGATGAAGATTTGAGTTTTGAGGGATTCTTTCGGGAAAGGAAATCTAATCCTCTTTATGATTTATTTATAGCTCATCCTGAATTGAATGCTGCTGCCATAGCACGACGTTTAGGTATTTCTCAGAGTTTGTTTGCTCAATATGTAAGCGGAACAAAGAAGCCGTCTAAGAAACGTTTTGAAGATATTATAGAAACAATACGTTCAGTAGGGCGTGAATTAATGGCTGTACCGGCATAAGTTACAATACTTTATTTAGGCGTGATTCCATTCGGTTTCACGCCTTTTTTATACCATTTTACGACAATCGTTTCATTGTCGTGTATCACCTATCTGATAATTTTTCACATAGCTTATTAATGCCGAAATTTACCGTAGAAATTTATAAATCAAATTCATACGGTATGACAATCTTAGAACAAATCTTGGCAGGGCTGCAACAGAAGTTTACTGGGGTGGACACTGCTATCTTAACCCGAATTGCCACTAAGAAGGCAGAGGGTGTAACGGACGAGACAAAGGTAAACTCCATTGTTGAGGGTATCAGCTTCTCGGACGTGCTAAATTCCTATGGTGATTTCCGTGTCGGGGATGCTTCCAAGACCGCAGTTTCCAACTACGAGAAGAAACATAACCTTAAAGACGGTAAGCCAATCGAGACTACCACAACCATCAAAACGGAAGAGAATAAAGACGATGTGCCTGCATGGGCGCAAGCTTTAATTGATTCCAACAAGAGCCTTTCTGACAAGCTAACACAGTTTGAAACGGAGAAGGCTCAAGCAACACGTAGCCAGCAGATTTTGGCAAAA